GGAAAAAATAATGCAGCTCTCTAGAAATTTTAGCCTTGCTGAAATGTGCAAGTCACAAACCGCTGAGCGCAAAGGCATCCCGAACCAACCCAATGATGAACAGATTGAATCAATGGTGATGCTTTGTGAAAACATATTGCAGCCTGTTCGCGAAGAGTTCGGATCGTTTATTGTTTCATCAGGCTTTAGATCACCGGAGCTTTGCATATCGATTGGCAGCAAAGTTACTAGCCAGCATGCCAAAGGTGAGGCGGCAGACTTTGAGGTGGCCGGGTATGACAACCATGATCTGTGTGTCTGGATCCAAGACAATCTAGTGTTCGATCAGCTTATACTGGAATGCTACAACGGCGAGATGAACAGCGGGTGGGTTCATTGCTCTTATGCCGCAACAGACAACCGGGCTGAAGTTTTAACCTATGACAGAACGAATGGATACAGAAAAGGATTGATCGCATGAGCCTCTATGACAACATGAATAAACGTAAAGCCGCTGGCACCAGCCGATCAAAAAAAGACAGCACAGTCGATCCAAAAACCTACAGCAAAATGAGCCGCAAGACTGGTGGCTTTGCGGAAAAGAAAAAGACAAAGAAGTCATACGCATAATTGGCAACGCTTTGGCAACGCTTTTGCTGAAGTAAGCAGCGTATAAACCGCCTTTCATGTGGCGCAAAACCTAAGAAAATAGACCCCAACACCCCTAAATATCGCCCTTTCACGGCGGCAACAGGGGTTCGAATCCCCTACGGGATGCCAAAGCTTTTAATATATAAAATCAATAGTTTACCAGCCCTCGGCCTTAACTGGCCGGGGGCTTTTTTTGCGTTTGGCAACACTTTTGGCAACGCTTTTGTTGCAATGCTTGACAGCATGTGTCATAACTGATTCTTGATATGGCAACAAAGGGAGCGTGAAATGTCTAAAAAAGTTAAAAAATTAAATGTGTTTGAGAGGCATAACAGGCCGGGCGTTTGGACATTCGATGGAAGGCCAATCGGTAAAAGTGTTAACGCTGGTTCCTATGATTCAGAGGATGAGGCATATGACGCCAGTGAAGATGCTAGGTATGCATTCAACAATGGATTGATTGTTGCCCCAATCAAAATCACAACAGCACAAGCTGGCTTCGATGTGTTCATCGTAGGACAATCACATCGCAAAGATGATGGTGATATTAGCGAAACTTATTTTGACGATTTGAAAAGGTCTGTTGAATTTTGCCTGACTATTAAACTTGATGGAAAGGCGATTGCGAGACACGATATCAACGCTTTAATGCAACAGCAAAATCGTGATGAGGTTGGCCGGGCTTTAATGAATGGCATCAAGGCTGAAGGCAAATCAAAAGCAACCGCTGAAAAGCGCGTTAAGTTTCTAAAGATGTTTTTGAATTTTGCAGTTACCAAAGGTTGGGGCATGGTCAACCCATTGGACAAGCTGTCGCTTGGCATGTCATCTGAGGTGTCTGACCGCGCCCCGCGCATCCAGCCAGAGATTGTGCAGTCTGTTGTTGCAGCGCTGGACGATGAGAGCCTGTTGGTCAAGGCAATGGTTCTCACTGCAATAGCCACTGGCATGCGTCAGGGTGAGCTGCGCGCGCTGCCATGGGCCAATGTCAATTTTGAGGATTGCACAATTAAGATTGATCGTGCCGTTAAGCATGGCAATGTTGCAAAGATTGGTGACACAAAAACAAAGCGCGGCAGACGCGGTGTGCCAGTGCCAGAAGCTGTCATATCTGTGCTGCGTGAGCTTAAAGTTGCGTCTAAGTTTTCCGCTGATGGCGATTGGGTGTTTGCTAACAACGCCGGGTCTGTGCAGCTCAAGAAGGTATTCCCACAAATCTTGGCGCGTGTGTGTGATCGTGCCGGTGTGCCGGTGATGTTGTGGGGTGACTTCAGACATTTCTTTGCCAGCGTCCAGATCAGCTCACTGGGTGAGGATTGGGGTGAGGTGGCTGCACTAATGGGTCATGCCAACAGCGCGTTTACTTACCGTCAATATGGCCACTATGTGAAGAACGCTGAGAAGCAAAAGCAAGTGACCAGCGCGACAGCCGCCGCAATGGGCATATAAAAAAGGGGGCGCTTGCCCCCTTAATCACAATCCAAGCAGCCTACGCCACCATGGCCGGGCTGCTTTTCTTTTTGCAGCCCAAGCCGCTTTGATCTTTCTTGATTGTTCAGCGCGCTGCTTAATCGTCCATTTTCTGCCCATCATCAGCTCCTAAAATGATGCCATTTTGTCATCTAAACCAACAATGACATCGGCTTTTGTTGAAGACTTATCGGCTTTGTAATTTTTATAAGCGCGGCTCAACATGATGCCATACTGATGCGCCCGGAGTTGATAGGCTCTGTCCATCCGCATGCGGTTCACATTTTCAAGCATGAAAGGAATCGGTGATCGTGCCTTTGTTCCAATCCCTTTACACATGTCATCAAAGAATGTTGTGATTTGCTTGCGTTGACCTTTCTGGACAGCAACATAAAAGAATGCGCCGATAACCCCGGTTTGCCACTTTGTGGTTTTGTAAACACGGTTAGCCACGGCGATTGCTTCTTGCAAAAGGCCGTGATCAATTTCCTCGACATACTTTCTTTTCAGCCAATCATTAGACACGCCTGACTTTGGCGAGTTGGACAACCCATTCTCATAGGCAATGATCATCTTTATTATGGTTGAAGCTCTCTTGTAGTTCTCAACACCCATCATGGCCAAAGTGTCAGATCCATCACGCTTCTTGCCAACATCGATATGCTGAAATGTTTCTGGGTCAACGCCAAAAACAGCGTGGGTTTGGAACGGCGTGTTTGCGCGCACACAAGCTTCAAGCCTATGCTGCCCATCTTTCAACAGACCATCGTTGCCAAACTTGATTGTCTCGCCAGTCAGGCTCCAATTTTGTTTCTGCATATCGTTGCTATATGTCACAACTTTCGATGCACTGATTGGCCGGTTGTTTTGGTTTGTTGCATCCAAAGCAAACTGAGCCACCTTTGGCGTGATTTGCACAACCACACTGCCTGTCGGTGGTTTTACCAAGTGCTTTTGCAAAGTAGTTTCATTAAGCATTTTCGGTTTCATTGCTAACATTTTCTGCGCTCCCTTTCATGTTGCGAATGCGATCAATTTCTTCGGCGGGTATCCACCATTTGCGGCCATCCCTAACACTGGCCAATTTCCCGGCTTTCAAAAGCCGATAGGTTGCATCCCTTGTGCCGGGTGTCCATCTGCCAAACAGCGCAGTGGCTGCATCGCGGACAGCAAGCAGGGCAGGGCCGGGGTGCCTATCCATTGCTAAAGCCCCCACCAAAGCCACCACCTGATGGTGCAGCCGGGGCAGCATCATTGTCTTGCGGCTCTTCATACGGCTTGTTGGCAAAAATATTGACAGACCCCAGATCCTTGTCGTTGTTGTAATCATCATCGACACGCTGCTTGAATTTCACATTGAAGGTCAGGTCATGCTTGATCACCAGATCGCGGATCTGATCACAAGCTTGCAGCTTATCTGAATCAAACTTGTCTGCCTTTTTCGGGTTAACCCAGCAAGCCAGCTTTAGCTTTGCGGGTTCCCCGGCCTGACCCCGGATACACTCCATTTGAGTGTTATTATTTGTGAATGTTGGTTTGTTACTCATTTAAAGCTCTCCATTTTTGCTTGGTATTCCATTCCCACAGTATTGTAGATCTCAGTCGCTTCGGTTTTAGCGCTCACTATTATTTGCGCGTTTTCCTGATCCCACTTATCAAGCTGCGCTTTGTCAGCGGTTTTGATTATTGCCAACGATTGATCAGCCCAGCTTTTAAAATCAAACGGCGGTGGCGGGTCATCAACCAGACCATTGATTTCGCCGTCATCATCGTCATCGTCATCCAGCTCAGCAATCCCGGCGGCAAGGCCAAGGATGGATTGCAGCAAATACCTACGGCCATAGCTCATGGCGCTGCCAAGCTTTTGTGAGTTGGTCATATCGTCAACAAGAAGTGGCCATGCCAAATCATCTGACTGCCAGCTCACGCCGCTGCTATGCACGATCACTGGCGATATGCAAAACTGGCCATCGATGCGCTTGCTTGGAAACGAAATGCCAATGCCATGATCTTTTGCTGCTTTTTTGACAAGCGTCATCATCGATCCTACAGATGCGTACTGTGAGCGGTTGCCTTGCTTGTCCAGCGTCATGGCGCTGTTATTGGCTTGGAATGCAACCAGTGCCGTTGCGATGGCTTCTGGCATTGCAGTCATCGGCTCATCTCCATCATGCCAAGCATTGTCAGCAAGTAGATTGCAGCCGTTCTGCCAGACTTGGTTGGCCGTGTGGCCTCAGTCTTAAAGATCAGATTGAGCTGTTCCAGCTTGACGCGCGCCGGGCGATAGCTGTTGCCGGTCATGCCAGTGGCAGCGCAGCCCTCTTCATCGGTCAGGCCGCGCTTGTCATGGAGCTGTAATGCCTCAAGCACCTTGACCATGTTCTTGCCGAACTTGGGCTTGATCTTGGCGGCTGACGCTGCGCTGGTTGGGCTGTGAGCCTGATGTGGCGGCTCAATATCAAAGAGATCTTGTATCATCATCATCACCTTCCTTTAAAGTTGAGTTAATAGCGTTGAGCAAAACACCTCTGGCGATAGCATCGTTTTGCATTTGCTCAAGAATGTGCCGGATCCGGCGTAGTTCGATTTCTGATTCGGTAAGTCTTTTGCGGCTAAAAATTTTAAGCATTAAGATCTCCAAATCTTTTGAGCGCGGTCTAGGATTTCTGGTGGCAGATCACGCCACACGAACATGTGATCCCATTGCGGGTCACAGAGCTTCAACAGCTCTTCAGTCGTATTGGCGGCGGCAAGAAGGCGTTCACGCCGCACACAAGCTTCCCTGATGGCGGCAACCCCGGCATGAAGCTGATCCAGCGTTGGCTTGAACACGCGATAGCCAAGCCTGTTGGCGTACACGATCTGCGGCCATATGCCGGTGATGTGCCAATAGCCAGCGATCTGCATCAAATTGTTGAATGGTATTTCTTTTGGAAGGCTCCCGGCTGATGGCTTGTCTGTGCCAGCGCCCCGATCCCACTTGGTTTTCAGCTCCACGCCGCCTTCTTGGAAATCGCCGTAGCCTTTATAGGGTAGCTGCACATCGTCAAACTTGCCGGTCAGCTCTTTTTGCCCGGTGATGCGGTTCGCGCCAGCAAATGCCTCGCGCAAGCCGTCAAGCGCATTGCTGCAAACCAGCTCAAACTCATGGTGTGTTGGTATGATATCTTTTTTGGGAACAGATCCATCGGCGTTATAACGCACTGTGGTCTTGTGTTCTAACTCGCGCTTGTCTTTGTCGGCATCACGCCATGAAGCGCCATGAAAGCCTTGCAGCTCATTGATGGCGTTTTTAAAGGCATCAGCCGGGCTTACATCATTAACAGCTACATCGGTGCAATAGTTCTCAACAGCCCGGCCAGAGATCAATGGCGGTTTATCGCCTGACTGTGTCTTGCCCCGGCTGTCAACGTAAACGCCATGCATATCTAAGATGCGTTGGGCTTCAGCCTTATCGCCCTTAGCCTCACCAGCGATGACTGCCTTGGCATTTGCCAGCTCTGGTCTGACAACAGCTTTGTCATAGAACGTAAAGCCGTCAGGCTTGTTAGGCTGACTGTGGTGGTAATAAGAATGCCGGGCTGATTGCCTGACAAAGTCTTGTTTCTGTGGCTTAGAAAAGTTTTTAAATGACAAAGAACCGCTCCCAAAGTTAGGAACGGTTCTATCAGGTCATGACATACAGTGTCAAGCGTTATGCTTAGAGCGCATTAATCTACGATTTTGAGGCCATCTGTTTTGCCGGTTATGATAGGAGCAACCATTTTTACTTGATAAATTTGTTCGTATTGAGCTTTGCGCTCAACCGTTTGTTTCATGACCAGTTTATTATAATGACGCTTGATAAACGGCGATTCGTAATCAACTATAACTATGTTGTGAAGGCGGCGCTGTACCAAAAACAAGTAAACCGGGGCTGCCCACAAAATATCAAGATCAGTTAATATTCTGTTTTCTTCTGGCACACCAGCAACCTCAGTGAGTGTGTAAAGCGCATTATGATGTTGCGGCCACAACACGCCAGACAACATGACACCACTTTTGGTCATGACATAACATTTGTTCATAATTGCGTTTTGATCGATTTTATTGTCAGCGACAGAATCTATTTTAATCAGCGTCAAACCATTGTGGTAATGCCGCCAATGGCTGTGAGTGTTTTGTTCTGTATCCCAATAAATTGCTGCAAGACTTTTATCAAATTGGCCGTGGATATACAGTCCTTTTTTGTGAAACTTACTGCCTATCGTTTGAAAACGATTAATGAGCTTCATGTTTTTAGTATCTGGATCCGTCACCCAAGCGCCCAAAATTGGTATGGGCGGAGTGCTATAGGCAATCTCATGCGGCTTGCATTGTAAAATGCGCGCATAATCGTCTACATCTTGCAATGTCATACTAATTTTGGAGTGGATGTGGCGCGACACTGTTTCTGGCGTAACGCCTTTGGCCTCCGCTACATCCTTCTTTGACATGCCGCTTTGGGCAATCATTTCATTTAAGTTGTTTGCCATGTTCATAATGTAAGCTCCCATAACACTTTGTGTCAAACCCAATGCACTATACCTAATTATCTTGTCATGACATGTCAAGCCTGATACTACAACTGTCTAATATGTTGAGAGGTAAGGCATGACACTTGATCAATATCGGCAGAGCAAAGGGCTAAGTTATTCAGCGTTAGCGCGGGTTACCGGCGCTTCACATGCAGCAGTGGCACGCCGCTGGTGTCTGCCATCCAGTCACAAGGATGCAAAGATCCCGAACCGCAAATTTATGATGCGAATCGTGAATGTGACTGATGGTGCCGTTCAGCCAACCAGCTTTTATGGCGTTG